GTTTTCACCAGTTACCCAGTATACGTAGCGAGCTAAAACATCACCGACTAAACGGATTTTGTTATCACCTTCGCTATACTTATAAGTAGTGATTGATGATTTCTGGGCTTCGCCTTTTACTTTATTGAATGAAATTGCCATGTTTTATTTTTCCTTGTTAGGTGACTTCTCGTATAGAAAATGTATTTGATTGTATTCATCTATACTGAGTAGTCTATTCTTTTCTATTAATTCTCGATCTATTGGAGACTCCAGTATATCGAGCGTAGTTTTTTGTGTGGTCAGATAATCACTCAAACGTCTAAATGATGCTAGAGCGATGTACTGAACTATTTCTTTTGGATCAAATTTGTACGCGTTATCAAATAAAATATCGGGATTCAGTAGAAACGATTGCCCGCTATAGTCTATATTGTAATACTTATAAATCTTATCATACTTGTTCTTTGGAACTTGGTTATATACTAGCATCTTAAAGACGAGTAGCATCGGACCTATCTTTCCATCCGTTTTTTTATAAATCTTCTTCCAATCAAACAAGAACACTATTATACACCTTTCCGTTCCAAATGTCAAGAACTATTTTTAGTTATGCTATAACTGTTTTATATCCCAGCCCTGCTTCATATAGAATCCCATTCTGTTGGAAGCTTGACGTGAAGCAGTACTTCCTTTCAAGTGAATGTCTACTACGACTGGAGTACGCTTACCTTCGTTCATACGAATTACACGACCCACTAGCTGAGTAAGAAGTGGTTCATTATTTACAGGAGTTCCGAGTATTAGACAGCTAAGAGTATTAACAGATATACCTTCTGCAAATATAGATTGTGTACCACATAACACATTCTTCTCTTTTTTGTGTAAAATATCAGACACGAGTTTTTCTCTTTCCTCATGCGAGACCTCGCCCGTAACACAAACAGCATTTTCACCTATCAGGTCGGCGCAAGCTTTGAGAAAATGAACTCGATCAGACACCAAAAGTACCTTGTGTCCTCTTGCTGCATAAGAAGCTGCTAACATAGCAACTGTATGTACGTACTCTTCATTATTGGTCAATGCGTTCACTCGTTTCGCCCAAGGAACACTAGCACCATCCATAAATCGTACCTGAGATTTTACGATATGAACATCAGGGACTAAAAAGTTTTCTTTTGGTGGCTGAAACAATCGAGATCCGAAGTAATCACGAAAGACAACGTGCTTTCCATCTTTTCTTTCGATTGTACCAGACAGTCCAACTTTATATCGAGCATAGTTAGTGTCAATAATCTTTGCAAATGTAGGACTAGATACGTGATGCATTTCGTCGAGTATAATCGTACCAAATTCATTCTTTATCTTTTCCAAGTTTCGGTAGAGAGTTTGAGTATTTCCTATAACTATAGGAGGCTCCATATCAAACTGCCCAGAACCGATAATGCCTGCCTTAAATCCGTAAACTTTCTCGACCTCTTTAGCCCACTGGTTGCGAAGTGCTACAGTGTGAGTAACAACCAAAGTCTTCTGCCCTAGCTTGCCTGCGATTGCTAACCCCGTGAAGGTTTTACCCCAACTAACCCAAGCATTAATAATGGCTGAGTCTTCGATTTGGTCATACACTTCTTGTTGGCTTGGACGCAGATCAAACTTAAACTTCGGAAAGTCAACTGGAACCTGCAAACGCTTGTCAACAATCTCGTAGCCAGCTGGAATTAGATCTGTTCTACCCGAAGGTATAGATACTAAGTCACTACGGATACGTACCATGTTTTTAATAATCTGAGGTGGATCGTTAGGACCAAACCCAGGTATTTTGTATGTTAATTGTCTTGACAAATCATCTTTAAGTTCTGGTGTAACTTCCAGATAGATTCGGTTGCTAATCACTGCTTTCATTAGAGTCCTAATTCGTATTTTGCTACGATATAATCTTTTACAAAGTCAGAACGTACAATGTCCGTAACCTTAAAATCAATCATATCAAAGTTGTTTGTGTTTTCTAACACGTTTAGAAAGTTAGATAATCCAGACTCTTCTCCGCGTTTATTATGAAAGTCATCTTGACGGAAATCACCGCTAAATATAACCCTACAGTTTTTACCTACTCGTGTAATGATCGAATCTAGTTCATGAAAAGTCATATTCTGACATTCATCAATAAAGATTATTGAGTCATTAAGAGTAATTCCTCGAATAAAAGAAGTAGTCATAAAGTGGACTAAACCTTTTTGTTTAAGGATTTGGTAGGCATCGCCTCGTTGAAACAACTCGACTGCCACATCTTTGTAAGGTTCTTCATACACTGCTGATTTTTCTTTGTCGCTTCCAGGTAAGAAACCCATATCACGAGTTGGAACAGCAGAGCGAATGATAACTAATTGTCGATACTCACCTTTAGACATATCATCATATGCAAGGTAACAAGCGACAAACGTCTTACCAGTACCTGCTACACCGTGAAGAACTAGGTTCTTTTCACTTTCAAATGCACGTACTTGGTTTTGTGTTAATGGTTCTATCTCATTTAATATGAGTTGAGACCCTGCTAGAGTCTTACTTTTCTTTCCCATTATATCTTCACTTTCCTATTTTTCCTGCGGTCTGTTGAAAATTCATAGAGCTTCCAGGGTAATTTATGAAAGTATAAAATACCTACAAACTCCATGTCCGATTCAGGAGGGCGTGGTACCGCAAACCCCGCCTGGACCCCGAATACATGGACACTACATCCATGGCCTTTTCGTACCACTTTAGTTATTTTGTGGTACTTTAAGGTACACATTTTTGTTTTCTCATAAACAAAGTAGCGACCTTTACTGTCTATATACGCTGTATTGGTTTTATTCTTGATAATACCTGTTATACTGTTTATAGACTGGTTTAGTTTGCCTAGTACCAAAGGAGTTTGTATTCTACGCATTCCTAAGGTATCTCCAGGCATATTCTTATCGTCTATAAGCATACCATCTACGGTAAATAATCCATCATCAACAGACCAGTTATCTGATGGTAGCTTAAAGACGGGGAACTCTACTCTATCAAGACTCTTGTACGATATTATCATTTAAGAACATCTTACTAAACTTACCATTGGAGTAATCTTCGTGAATAATCTCAAAGTCACAACCAATAGGAGCACCAGGAATTTTTACACCTCTATCCATCTGTACAAACTCTACAAGTTTTTCCATGTAGTGATCTGCTTCATCATCTGGAACTTCTGCTAGGATTGAGTCATGTACTAGAGCGAAGATACGTGATTTCATACCTTTTGCTTTGATGTACGCACCCATATCAATAGCACCGAGTAGGTTAATGTCTGACGCTGTAGATTGAACAAGGAAGTTTAGACCAGAACGAATACTGTGACCTACAATACCTTGATCTGTAGACTGTACATTAGGCAATCTACGCTTACGACCATAGTAACTGTATACAAATCCATTCTGTTGAATAAACTTAGTGTTATTGTCTAGCCAAGCTCGTAATTTGTGGAACGCTTTGAAGTAATCATTGATCGCTTCTTGTGCTTCCTTCTTGGTAAAGCGTTTACCAGAACTCTTACTTACCTCATCAGCAATCTTAGCTGCACCAGCACCATACATGATACCGAAGGTTACAGCCTTAGCTGCTTGACGCTTGTCTGGGTATAAGTCAGCTACTTCATGTACTTCACAAGGCAGTTTAAATACTTTGTGAGCGATTGTACTATGGAAGTTACCGCCAGACTTAAATACATCTTTAAGCTCTTCATCATCTGCTAGTACCGCAGCAACATATACTTCTGCAGTTGTTAAATCCATTGCAATAATCTTGTGTCCTGGAGCAGCTTTAATACAGCCCTTAACAGCAGGATTATCTCGTGGCAACTGTTGCATGTTTAGCTTACCAGATGAACTAAGACGCCCAGAGGTAGTACCATGTAGATTAAAACCTGTACGCAATCTGCTATCACGGTCAAGCTGTGGTATAATCTTGTCAAGGTACGTATTCTTGATTTTAGATTTTTGTCGTATGTCAAGAATGAGCCCTGGTACGTCAGATTTCTCTGCCAACTCGCCAAGGACTTCCGCATCTGTAGAATCTGCGCCCGTTCCCGTTTTCTTTCCAGTTGGGGGTAAGCCCAAGGCATCAAACAATAAGCTACGAAGTTGAACAGTAGAGTTAGGGTTGAATTGCTTACCCTGAATTTCTTCAAACTTACGAATCTTTTCATTTTCATACAACTTTGCTATTGCGTTGTCAATGTCATTCTGCATAACTTCTTGAGCAATGAGTAGACGTTGACGATCGAAGGGTACACCGTTATCTTGTACATCAATCAAGAAACGAGTACCAGGGATTAGGATATTCTCGTAAACCCAGTTAAGTTTTGGATTTTGTTTGATTTTTACAAACTTTTCGTAGAGTAAGAACGTACAAAGTGCATCCATACCTGCGTAAAGTTTCATAATGTCAAACGGGATCATATCCCAGCCGAATTGTTCTTTGAGTAATCCATGTTCCTTTTTGTACTGCTGAATCCAGTCATACATTGGTTTCTCGTAGTCACCATATGGAGTATATTTCATAGTTAGTGATTTAAGACCGTGTGTACCTGGGTTTTCATCAATAACGTAGTGAAGTAACATAGTATCTTCAAAACGAGGGAACTTGAAGTTGAAGTGATACTCAAAGAACGCAATATCGAACTTTGCATTGTGAAACACAACAATTTTTTTGTTGAACAGTTCCTGGAGCAAAGACTCTGTTGTTTCCTCAAAGCAGTTAGTGTCGATATAAGCACCTTTCTTATCATCATATGCTAGGGAAATACCTAACATATGACCGTCACGAGGCCAAAGACCAGTGGTCTCTGAATCCAGTGCAACGTAGTCAAGTGGAGCGTCAATAGCAGCTTGAATAAAAGCATTAGCTTCTTCAGTATCTTGAATACCAAAAGCAATACTTTCATCAATTACTACATCTTCCTTTTCATCGTTGATGTATTCGATGATTGACTTCTTACTATCCTCCCATGTGCGACGAGCCTCTGGCTTGAACGCTAGCATAGCAGGATTGATAACAGGCAAGAACTTTTCTTCAACTTTCTTACCTGAGTATTCTGTTACAGAATTAATCTTAGTGAAAAACTTTAGTGCG